AGATAAGCTGGTGTAGGGTATCACCCGGCTTTACAGTAACAGTAGTGGTTTGTGTGGTATCGTAGTGAGGTGTACAGAAGTACACCCCAGCAGCGATAGCGATAATGGCTAATATCACTTTCATTATTTAGCACCCCCTACAGCGTCAAGAGCAGCTTGGTATTCTTCTTCTGTAGACCATTGCCATCTACCTTTAGCTTTGCCAAATGCTTTGCGTAGTGCTACACGTGCTTTGTATGGTGTAAGTCCTAGCTCATCAGCAAGGTCTTTCACAGTGTACATAGCTTCTGGTGCTTCGTCATCAGCTTTAGTGATTGTAGCAGTGAGGTCAGCTTCGAGTGTATCAACAGCTTCTTCTACTTCGTCAGCTGGTTGGCTGTTAGCGTAGTCAACGAGGAAAGCAATGGATTGCTTCTTAGTTGCATATACTAGTGTTTTACATTGTTTTAGAGCTTCTGGCCAGATGTGCTTTGCAGCAGCTTCAGGTTCCATGCCTTGTACTTCATTGAATAGGTTGATTAAAAGTTCTTTTTCGTTTTGTTTTAGGTTTCTCATTGTCTTTGTCTCCTCTGTGAGAAAATAAACATTTATTAGATTAATTACATTATATCAGATATAAAGAAGAATGTAAATAGTGAATCTTATTTATTTCTTCCAGATATGTGATATATCTTATTTATAATATATCACACATCAAGAAGAATGTAAATAGAAATCTTTTAGATTAGTGGAAGGTATCCAGTTGGTACGGTGGTTGCTGGTGTTCTACGTAGTAGCACACGGTGGATATTGTCCACAGATGCGAGGCATGCCCAGTCATCCCATTCAGAGCGGAGTGCCGGTGATACCTCCTCCAATGTGATACCATGTTGGTCTAGGTAGTCTGCCCACACATGGTCATCGGCAACACTGATAGCTTTAATGAATTGTAGATTAATGAACTTTTTCATAATTGTCTCCTTCTTTAAAAATTAAGAATCATTCATTACTTATATTATACCATAAATCTTGGAGATTGTCAAAGATTATCTTTATATCATGTTATGACAATATCCAAGTTGGAAGTCATGTTCCCCAGGTACACCGTGTTGGCGTTGGAGAACTAGGCTACGGTTCACATAAGCAGCATTTACAGCTTGCTCATGGATGACATCATATTCCCAGTCAGTGAGCTCATCGGCCCGCATATCATGGTCCAGGAAATAATCAGCTATTACTTCATCAAAGGTGTTAGAAAGGTAAGCATTGAATTTTTGGTTGATAAACATAGTTGTCTCCTCCGTTAGTAATTAGATTAATTATAGTATATCAGATATCTCAGAGTATGTAAATAGCAATCTTAAAATCTTTTCCAAATATTGCTACGTATCTCACCAAACACATGGCGATGTGAGCCTGGTACGCCAAATTGACGGCGTAAGACGGCCCGCTCATTTGTATAATGGTTATGTATCACATATAAGCTAGAGTTGCTGTGGCCGTCAAAATGAGCGGATATAGGACCGCTTTCACGTCTTAATAAGCGGTATGTGATGTCTAGTGCTTCATTAAATAGTTTATTGATGAACATGGTATTTACCTCCGGGTATGTTAGTTAGCAAGCTTAGAAGATCATCCCCTAAGCTTGCTCAGTTTAGGCTGTTATTTCACTCTTCGTGTGAGTGCTTCCGTTTGATGTTGGTTAGCTGCTTGTATAGCTCTTTCATACAAGTCTTCTTCGCTGATACCCCATTCAGTATCACCTTCTTTTACTACTTTACCAATTACACCCCAGTATGTACGCATAAGCACTTCTTTGAAATAGTCATTCTTAAATTTCTTCATTGTTTTCTCCTCCTATAAAGAAATTACTATTATTAGATTAATTAGATTATACCATAAATCTTAGAGATTGTAAATAGTAACCTCCAAAATAACTAAAAAAATTACCCACCAGCTATAAAGCTAGTGGGTATGTGTAGTTCCGCCAGACTACACTCTGGAGATATGAGTGGACCACCTCCACATTATTTAATGGCAGCCGCTATGACCGCTATACCAGAGAGATAAGACCAGGTATCACGTTGCCGTCTGAGGCGTTGCTCAGTGGCCCTGCTCTTCTTTAGCTCGTTCTTCAACTCGCTCAATGAGTTGGAGGTTTCGTTCAAGGAGCTCTCCTGCTCGGTTATTACTGCTGAGGCTTGCTTCAACTCTTTGCTCTGTTTCTCGTTGATAGCCTTGAGCTCGTTCAATTCCTTGCCCTGCTCTTCGTTGATAATCCTCAGCTCTTTCAATTCGATACCTTGCTTCGCTGTTAAGGACTGAGCTTCGCTCAATGATAAGCTTGAGCTCTTGATTAAGCTGCTTGCTTCTATCGAGTTCTTTTTGAGCTCGTTCCAGCTGCTCAGAGGCACGTTTATAGTTGGCTCTGGCTGTGGTGTATTCGTAGGCGAGTCTGCCAACACAACCGAGGACAAGCACACAAACAAAACCAACAAGCAAGCGCTTAAGAGTAAACGCAGATTTAATCTTCTCGAGGTACTTCGCATACATGGCAACCCCCTAGTCTAAGTCATCCCAGCGGGCAGTGTACCCCCGGACGTCAACATGGACAAAGTCCTGATGATAATAGATACCGATACCACCCTCAATGCCAAGGTCACTCATACACTCCTCGGCCACTTGAGCTAGGTAGTCTACGTCCACACCGTCATAGGTGATGTCCGCAGCTGTACCTAGGCAGTGCTGGGAGTTAGATACGCCACCCACTTCCTCATTGTGTGGCTCACAACGATAGCCACTATTGACTGTGATTGGTTGGCCGATACGCTCTCTAATAGCGTCTAAGAGGTCTACCAAGCGCTTATCAATGATATGGTCTAACACGTTATGGCCTTGGCCGTCCTGCTCATGTCTATGACAACTACAAGAGAACTCGTAGTCATCGAAGTATGTTCCAATCTTCATATACTACCTCCTAAGAGGGCACGGTGGCCCTCATTTCTTTAAAATATTGTCAATCTTTGCTTGAACTAGCTCTAGTAAGCCGGCTACTACTGTATTCCCGCCATCTCTCATGTTCTCCATGATAGAGAGGAGTTCAACAGAGGCTAGGTAGAGCCACACCAAGTTCACGGCAAAGGCGTAGTTCCCTGCCATGAAATCAAAACACCACGCAGCTGCAGTAGCTAGGCAGTATGTGAGCACCTTCGTTACAAAGGGCTTCCTCATGTGTTTAGAGTTGATTAAGCCCTTACCCCATGCAGCAGGTATGGCCACATACTTGTCCCAGCCGCCTATATTCTCAGGAGTAGCACCCAAGTCTATAAGCATTTGATAGCCGATGGCTGCCCAACGTGTGATAAGGTCAAGTACCACTAACACAATAAAGATACCTAGCACCTGGATATGCTTTAGGCCCATCATGTATATGCCTACCTCGGCTACAACTGCGAGTAAAGCTTTTAAGGCGAAAGACTCTGTAAGCATTCGCCATGCTTCCCCTAGGAAATTTGTTATTACTTCCATTCATCCTCCCCTAATCTAGATATTATAAAGGTTCTTCACCGGTATTAATGTATTGATGACTAGCGCTATCCCACTCTAGGGTAGTTCTCATGAAGTCAATAGTATGTAGACCATCACCCTTAGTACCAATAGTAATCATTCTGTTACCAGTCGGACTAGTTAAGTGGAAGAATTTAATAAGCTCTGGCTTATTGACAAAGATAGGTGTGCTACTAGGGATAGGGGTACCTCTTCGCTCAGCTAGTACATAGATATAGAGCTGTTTCTTACCTCTAGTAACAATTTCAATAGAGTCTAGGTCTAGCTCTGACCATTTACCAAGGAACTTAAAGTCCTTACCGTCTGACCAACTACTAGAAGTTGCTTGGTTAGTAACATCAATTACTAGCTTACGGCCGTACTTAGAGTACTTAGAGCCATTGTCTGTGTAAGTGTCATCGGGTTGGGCGGCAGTATCGTCTGGAATACCAGCGATAGTGAACTCACCCACCTTAGCACCAGTAAAGTTGTGGTAAGTAAGCTTCACATCATCATCTGCTAATGGCTCATCAAGTGTGATATTGCCATTGCCGGCTTTACTAATCGTAAAGTCATGCTCACCCACCTTAACAGTGTAGTGTGGCTCACCTTCAATACCAATCACTTTTTGGCCACGGAATGTGTTCAATACCTTAAGCTCTTTAAAGCCAGTACGTGGGAATGGCTTACCAGAGTTGCTTAGCACAGCCATAAGAACGTGGTCTACTGATGCGGATTCACACCACACATTCCCCTCTAAGAGAGCATGGTATGTGGTATCAGCCGTACCAGGTGTACCTGGGTCACCTTTTGGACCACGTAGTTCAGCCTTTTGGTCTTCTGTTAAGTCTTCAAATCGGAATGGGTCACCCTTAGGGCCTTTGAGCTCTGCTTTTTGCTCCTCTGTTAAGTCATCAAAGCGGAAAGACTGGCCAGGTACGCCAGGTATCCCTGGTACACCTACATTGATAGTGACCACGCCGGACGGCTTCACATTTACTACTTCGTTTTCTTGTGCCATAGTTATTCCTCCTAGTGCATACTAACATCAGGTATAATAGTCATCATACCCATAACTAATTTTATAGTCTGACCTTCAGTTTGAAGGAAGACATCATACTTACATCGGGTTAGCTTACGGCTAAGCTTCAAGCTTTCAGTACCCCGCACCCACACTATAAGACGGTTCTTATCCATTGTACAGTCCGCCTCTAGCAAGAGCTTATCTGTTAGGGTGCGTATTTTACACACACCCACAGCATTATCAAAATTCAGGTCACCCTTGACATCATACACACGGCCCCAGTCAGAGCCCATGTGGATGGTCTCGTTGATACGTAATATATAGTCCATGGTTAAACCTTCCTTCTAGCGATACACACATAGTTAGCAACGCCTGGGTAGAATCTTTTACCACGGTAGTAGTCTGTATCACCAGAACCAATGGTGTATTCTACACCCACTTTAACCTTGCGGCCTTCACGTTTACAAATTACATTGGCGGCAAAGGCACCATTCTGTATATGTAATAGACCGTTACTATCATTATAACCATTGTTAGGGTGAGCTTCAGCTACACTTAGTAGCCAATGGCACTCATCCTCTCTAAACCCGTCTGGTACCGGCAGTGTTTGGCCGTTACTCACAGTACCAGAAGTGATAATCATATCATCATCAAAGAGGAATGGCTTGAAGGTAGTAGTCTTATCTTTGCCATACCAGCCCGGACGTTGATAACAGCACAGGTTAGCTTGTGGGGTAACGTCTTTATTACCAAGGTCCAAGTTGGTTTGTCCACCACTAGCACCACCATCGGTGATTGTGTGAGTACCACCCCCCGCTTTACGGTTGATAAGAATGCCAGAGTTATTAGCAAAGGTAATATTACCCGTCATAGTACCGCCCTTGAGAGGCAGGTACTTCTTCACCTCGTCCATAAGCTCATCTAGTGTAGCTAGCTCATGTAAACCATTATTCTTATTGTACCAGCGAGGCTTATTCATGCTACATAGCGAGATATTGTCTATAGCTTTATTCTCAGAGCCATTGACCCCGATGTCCATAGTGCCATTGGTATTCACATAGACCTTAGCGCTGATAAGGTTTGTGTTATCAAAAAAGATAGCACCTTTAGAGGTACTAAATGTGAGGTCACCTTCGATAGTATCACCGGCCTTACGTACGTAGGTCTCGGTCAAGTATCGCTTTAGCTCATCACTCACTTTAGCCATAGTTACAGACTTATCTGCGAGCTTAGCTTCTGTCACAGACTTGTCTTTAATCTTCTTGGTAATAACAGCGTTATCCGCCAGCTTGGCCTCAGTAACAGCCTCATCCCTAATCTTCTTAGTAGTCACCGACCGGTCTGGATGGTCCAGCTCTTCCATGGTGCGATGTTCCTCAAGAGGCACCTTTGTGATTTTCTTGAGGGCCGTATCAAGATTAGCAGAGAAAAGTCTGTCATCATTATCCGTAGCATCTAGCCCCTGGCTAGCCACAAAGTCAGCCACAGCTTTAGCTACTAGGGATGTCTGACGGTATAGCTTATTGTGAAGCGCTGAACTAGCGATACCACTAGTTACACCAGAACGGCGCTGGGAGTGTAGGTTGTACTCACTATCACTCATTATGTTATTCTTGGCCTCGTTGAAGACCTTAAAGTTGTTATTGGCCATCTTCTGCCCACTCACCTTTCTCATAGCCAGCAAAGGAGCTATTATCTAAATCATAACCAAACACAGGGTTAGCGGAGACTTGTATGTTCAACCGTACACCTTGTGGCTTTGGTATAATATAACCCAGCATAATTAGCTCTTTTAGCTGGGGGTTCTTAATGCCTATGAGAGTAATATCCATAGTCATGTCTTGATTATCTCGGATAGAGATTTTGATGTCAGGTAATAGCTCATCCCAGTGCTTATAGAGCTCTTCTATACCGCCATGCCAGTTAAACTTGGCAATAGTGGACTTGAGCAATAGCCTATACATGACATCATCCAACACACTACTAGAGCCAGTGGCTGGGTTATAAGGTAGGTACCTTGATTTACCGAGCTGCTCACCAATCATGTCTAATTGACTACCTTGAGCATTATCAATATCAAAGTAGCTAGGCATTGTGAATGATAGCTCCATCACTGGGTCAGTATCTTCTAGTAGCTTTTTCACGGTAGCGATATACTTAGGCCGTGTCCTATGTTCACTCGTAATAAGGTTGAGGTAGCTCTCGTATAAAGGCATCTACTTCACCACCTTACAACTCTTGAACTTAGCCACAGCATTATAGCTCACTGGTATATCACTAGTCGCTAAACCGCTCAAATTAGAGCCTAATTTGATTTCTAACACGGAGAAAGTAGGAAATGTGATATTTGATATAGCACGAGCGACTACCGACCACACGGACGAAATATAGACGTTTTGGCCTATTTCTAAAAGTGATAGGTACTTCCTCACTTGCTCAATGATAGCAATTTCAGACTCATTGGTATAGCCGTTTAGGGCTCTTATTTTTACTTGTACATCAATATCTACCACAGTAGGTCTAGAGAATTTGATGTTTATAGGCACTGTTGAACGAGGTATAAGCTGCACAGTAGTACTACCATAGGTACCACATCCAGGGCCCTTACGCAAGTAGATAGCTTGAGCGATTTCTTTGTCTGCACCGCCTTCTACTACAGCACATATGCTATGAGACGGTATACCGTTGGAGTCCGTTAAAGAGGTATCATTCTCATATACCCGATAACGAGTTACACCCGGTATAGCAGCTATAGAGCCTTCTGTTGACTCTATTACCGTTTGTGATGGGTTGGCTACAGAGATAGAATGTCTTCGCCGTAGCTGTTCATCTGTCTCTATTGGCTGGCCCATAGCCGGTATTGTTGGGTTGGTCACAGATATCCAGCCTTTAGTTGGGTTCACTATCTTGGTGATAGTGTTTACATTCGTAGTGATGTCACCCAGCTTAGTGCAAGTAGCACCTACTTGAATAGAACCACTAGGTGGAATGATTAAGTAATAATCGTTAAGAGCCCAAGTGTTACCCGCAGGGTCCTTGGCCAGTCCACCGATGATACCAGTACCAGGCTCACCTGTGACGGTTAGCTTCACGGTACTATAAGAGGCTTTCTTACGGGTGATACCACTATTCTTTACAAGAGTATCTAATGCCGTACCAATAGCGGTCTTCACAGACCTGTTATTATAATCAAGCTCAATAGCTTGGTAAGTATCGTATATCTTCAAGGCAAAGGCACTTATCATCTGGTAGTCTTGACTATCATTCTCTAAGTACAGGTCTTGCCCGTAGATACGTCTCATCTCACTCACAAGCTCTTGCTTGATGTCATCATAAGTAGGATAGTGGAAGCCAGAAGCATCCACATAGGGCTTGAAATAAGCCATTAGAATTTCACCCCTTCCACTGTAAGTTGACCATAATCAGTCTCCACAACACATGAGATAGCCAGCTGTCTTTGCTCGTTATCCCAGTCAGCACTAAAGTAGATAATGCTGGTAACGTGCGGAGTCTTTATAATACGGTCACGAATAGCCTCAGAGGCTATATTAATATCACGCTGGGCTAGTACCTTTTGGAATAGTGGTAGACCATCTGTGAGGTCTTCCCACCATTCACCAAATAATAACCATAGCCGAGTTTTAATAGCTTGAGCACAGGCTTCTATATCCAGAAGCATATCTGCACTACCAGCTCCAAAGGTATAATCACCCTCATTGTCTAGTCTTCGATACCTCATCTTGGACCCCCTGTACTACCGCCACTATCACCTCTATGGGTGTGGCTATTCATATTAATTCCACCAGCGGTAAGAGTACCGCCCACTTTGTGATTGTTTGATACCACTTGGCTACCGTTGATAGTCACATCAGCATTGATAGTGACCTTGCTAGCAGTAATATCAAAGATGGTGTGGCCACCGCTCTTAATCTGCACAGAACTACCGCTGTAGCCTGGTACAGTATTAGGCTGTGATTTAAAGCCACATATAGCAAAGCCATCCGAGAGGTCATGTCTACGGCGGTCTATTTGGTTTTGTATACCACCAGACTGCCACCATGCATCTATGCACATATCAGCAAAGACCACAAGACACTCATCACCAGGCTTAATTGGCATTGTGATAGTATAACCACCACCACTATAAATAAAGAAGGGTACGTGGATAAGCTTAGGTAATTCTACCCATTGGTACTCACCCTCGAGATTGACCTTCTCACGGATAGTGGGTTGGACTGTCACAGTTTGCTCTTGGTAGTCAACACTCTCAACAATACCGGGTATAGCTGTCCACAATGAACGAGCTATCTGGTCTTCAGTCTTTTGCTGGTTGTCTAACTCACCATGAGTTCTGTTCTCTACACTTATCAACTTCTCACCGTCCCTTCTGCACTTTCGACTGCAACTGGCAAGCCAGCTCTACCATTTCTACCGATACCAACAACCTCTGTGGTCCATATTTGGCCATGTGTATCACCAGAGTGAACATAAGAATAAACTTCGTATTCACCATCTGGGTCAAATTTGAGGTTCTGGTCTGTTGCTTTCACAGAACCCGGGTCAAGGTTTGTAGTGCCAGTGATTAGCCCGAGGTCAATCGCTTGCCTTTGTATGATTTCATTATCAATTTTAATCATGCTATGAAGGCCTACAAGGGGGTTCAGTAGCATTTTGATATGTATACCATCATCGGTGTACTCTGGCGTCCCCACAAGCCCTGATACAGGAGTTAGGACTATCATCTTATCCTCTGGTATCGGGTCTGTATATTTCCGGACAGTAAGTTTTCCCTGGCTCACATGATAAAAGGAGTCCGTGCCTTTAGATACATCATTCAGTATCTTATTAGGCTGGCCCCAACATACTTTACCCCTTGGCAGCTCTTGCTCTGGCAAAGACTCAGATATGGTCTCAATTTCAATGGGGTAGTATGATAATTTAGCTACGCCCTCCACAATTTGTCTGGGGTTACACCCAGCAGCCAGTGTGGCTTTCACAAAATTAATCCCCATCCAGTTCTTGCCGTCAGCTGCAATAATTTCTAGCTTATATTCCGTACCTTCTTCACGATTCCGGAATACTTGTATAATATCACCCTCAAAGAGGATACCATACTGAGCTTGGTACCCAGCAATAAGCTGGATATGGAAGCCCTCTTGTATAATTTGAGCTTCAGACTCAGGGCTGAGATTATACACTACAAGATGCATGATACCAGGCTGGCCTAGTGCGTTCTGCTTGATTTCAAAGACTATCCGTAAATCTGATACGTCTAATGCCTTCTCTTCACCAGTCCACACCAGTACCTGCCACATACGTCCGTAGAGTGTCTGTTGCTCATTACCTAATATCTCTTGCTTAGCTGTCATGGTGTATCACTCCAAACTAAATACCAGTTAGTACCCAGCGAGTCTTCGCTAGGCCATTCTTCTTCAGTCAGATTATCACCTTTGACTATATAAGCACTCCCGATACCCATATAAGCTAATTGTGATAGTATATTCTGACTAGGTAAGATAGGTAGGTTGTGGATAAGCTCCACACCGTCAGAATTAGAGATAGATACTGACCAATACCCAGCCACTTCATTGAAGTGTGTAGTAAAAGTGAGAGTGATGTTTTTACTGTCTATGGGTATCTTACAAGAGAAGGTATTATTTGGCCTATTCGTGATAGGTATAATTGACTTCATATGCTACCCCCTATAGACTATCATCAATAGCTTTTAACACACTCTTCTTATTAGCGTCAGACTCAGTAGATACCGGCTGAACACCGCCATTGGTAGATTGACTGACTTGCTTTCTTGCAGAGACAGCTACCTCGGCCACATTGGACACTTGAATTTGAACACAGTGAACACTCACACGAAGACCATATAATGTGGATAGCTCATCCGGAGCATTTACACTCTGGATAAGCATATTGTGATATGTACCCAATCGGGTCACAATATCTACCGGAATACGTGCCTCGGCCATTGATTTCAAGAGTGCCCACGCAGAGACACCTCGTTCACCGGCAGAAGCAACTTGGCCTGGTTGTGAGAACATGGTCTGTAGGTTCTTGAATTTCTGAACCTTACTATACCCGTCCAATAGACGGTCTACAAATTTGTTACCCGTACGCACATTACCCCAGTTAGCAGTATTGCTCTGAGCATCCGAGACAAGTATCTCGATATTAAGCTCAGCCGGTTGTAAGATAGAATGGTCAGTCATTACAGAGCCAGTTTGTACCGGGTAATGTGTAGGGTTCACTTGGATAAGGTGGTCTGTACTCATGATACCATTAAACACAGCACCACCGATAGTCCAGCTGTTTGACCGCACCAAGAAGGCATCCATGTTATTGAACATAGTAGTATAATCAAGTAAGGTTCTATTACCCAAGGTCTTAGCCACTTGCTTTGTGAAGTCAGTCCAGCTAGCACGAGAGCTAGTAATTTCTTTGCCATAATCTTTGGCAGCTGTTACTAAGGTTTTTAAATTCATACTACGCCAGACCCCCTATCATACATACTATCTATATTCCTTCGAGGAAGAGCTTTCATGATACCTTTAGAGGTAGCATTAGCAATATCCTCAGCAGAAGCATTGGAATTGGCCACATTGACATTTATCCCACCATTAAAGACCACAGGTTGTGGTGAAGCGAAAGAAGATGCCCCAGATAAGCTGCTAGTATTACCTATCCAGTTATTAAACTTCTCTCTAGCTAATTGAGCATGGCCCATAACCACACCAGTAAAGGAGCCGTCACCCATGGCAGTCTTAGTATCCTTCTTAGATTGCCATACTGATTTCAAAGCAGTAGCATCCGCTTGTCTTCGTGCATAGTTGGCGTATTGTGGGTCTGGTACTTCATACCCATCAGTCCATATCTGTGTAGCTTCTTCTACTGAGCCGGCTGCTGCTGCACGAGCTGCTACCGCAGAGTAGTTATAGCCACTTCGTAGACCTTTGGCCTCGGCTATGATATAGTCTAATTGAGTTTTACGGTCAGTCCATTCTGTGCCTCTCTCAGCCGCAAAGGCTTTTAGGTCTTCGAGCCGGTCAGCATGCCACATGCCTAGGCCGCCTGATGGCCTGCCATCACCGTCATTGGCCACATAGTTAGTTGGGTCATGTTCAGACTCTTGACCATGGTTGGCCACAATAGCAAGAGCTAGTTGCTCAGTGAGACCATTTTTAACGAGGTATTCAACATCCTCTAATGCTGTAGTACCAGCTTCTCCAGTCCCAGTGAACGTACCACTACCACCAGTAATTGTCTGGCCAGCTAATTTAGCCGCCTCAGAGAAGTTACCAGTCAATAATAGACCAATAATCTTACCAATCTTACCCAATGTGGACAAGCCACTAGCTAACTTCTTGAAGAACTCATCAAAGAGAGTAGTTACACTCTTCCAGAAAGCCTTTATCTTAGGGTCACCTTTGAGTTGCTCTAAGAACTTAGTGAATAGTTTTATTATACTAGCCACAGCTCTTATCATCATAGCGAAGATACGTACCTGTCTCTTACACACATATCCGAGCCCACGAGACGTAGAGGAATATCGTATGCAGACTTCTGCTTGAAAAAAAAAATAAACAAAAAAAAAATAA